ACTTAGATGAAGTGTGGGGTAGCGAAGTGAATCTTTGCTATCCACAATTGTATGCAGGTACTACAGATCTAGTAGGAGTATACAAAGGCGAACCACACATCATGGACTTTAAACAAACCAACAAGCCCAAGAAGCGTGAATGGATTGACGACTACTTTATGCAAGCCGCAGCTTATGGCATGGCACACAATGAAGTGTTTGGCACTAAAATAGAACGGGCTGCTATCTTTATGTGTAGCAGAGATTTACAATGGCAATTGTTTGAAGTAGGACCAGAAGAATTTGAAATGTGGACAGAAAAATGGGCTCAGAGAGTCGCAGAGTTCTACAACCTGTCATAAATACTGTATCAGGAGCACGAAATGGCAGATACAAGAATCAGTAAAATCCAAGTTAATCAAGGCAACTATGCAGATTTGCCTGTACTAGATCCAGGCGAGTTTGGATACGCCAAAGACGTTCATCGTCTTTTCATTGGCAATGACACAATTAATGTTGGCACGGGCAATGGTGTACTAACACAGTTCACAGTGCCTATTGAATTGAGCAACCCAAATGTTATCACAGTATTTGAAGCAGGTGTTGCAGTAAATGCAGCCAACTATAGTTTGGTTGGAACCACACTTACTTTTGCCAGTGCTCCTACTGGTGCTATCACAGTTGGATACAACAGTGAAGTTGAAATTGAAAGAACTGTGACTAGACCAAGTGAAATTCAATTGGCAGCAAATGGTGCAGCCAGTGACACAGGATTTCAAGTTGATACAACACAACACAATGTAGTGATAATGGACTACAGACTGGAAAGCACCAATGGTGTGAGAGTAGGGCAAATGCGCTTTGCTACAGATACCAGTGCTAGCACCACCACACTGGACGACAACTACACAGAAACTGCGGCAGTTGATGTGGTGTTCAATGTAGACATTGCTACAGCTGACACTATGAAATTGCAATACACAGACAACGACAACCTTATCAGTAAATTCAAATACACGTATCAACTTTGGAACAGCAATTAAAACATAGAGCTTGGTTTGAAAGTCCCATAAATCGCTTGAAGATGTGGAGACAGTTTAGACACAGCCTTGACACCGATAATACACTACAGGTATGCGAGACCGTCGTAGAATGGTGGCGATCAGCACCAACTGTGAGTCTTACTATTGATCCTGTGGAAAGCACCAATTGGCCTACTCCTTGGGAGATGCTGTACAGCGGAGATTTCTGCGACAACAGTCTAGCTCTTGGTATGGCATATACAATTTATTACACCAACAGTTCGATACCCAACGAGCTGTTGTACATTACAAATACAAAAGATAGCAAACAAAAATTATGTGCGCTGATTGACCAAAAGTACTTGCTTAATTACGAACACGGCGTAATAAGTAAAAAACCGGGACCAAGTTCGATGATTGGTTATCGTGTGTCGGTAGACAAATTGGTTAAACGCAAACTATAATCAAGCTATCAGCATAATAAGTACAAAATATATGATGAGAGGAACACTAGCATGACTGAAATTCAAGTGACAAAACGCAATGGTACAAGAGAACCAATCGATTTAGAAAAGCTACACAAAGTGGTGTTTTATGCAACAGAAGGTATCAAAGGCGTTAGTGCTAGTGAAGTCGAAATTAAAAGCAGTTTACAATTTTACAATGGTATCAACAGCACAGAGATTCAAGAAACACTAATCAAAAGTGCTGCTGATTTGATCAGCGAAGAGACACCCAACTATCAATGGGTAGCAGGAAGGTTGATAGTGTATCACCTACGCAAAATGGTGTACGACAACTATGAACCTTGGCCGTTGATTGATATTATCAAAAAGAATGTAGACGAAGGTTTTTATGACCAAGATTTGTTAAATAACTACAGTGAACAGGAGTGGGACGAACTCAACCATTATATTCGTCACGAAAGAGACGAGAATTTCACATATGCTGCCATGGAACAGTTTCGTGGCAAATACCTAGTACAAAATCGTGTCACTGGAGAAATCAAAGAAACACCGCAGGTAGCGTATATGCTAATTGCGGCTACACTTTTCCAAAATTATCCCCAAGAAACACGCATGCGCTGGGTCAAGGACTACTATGACGCTGTTAGTAATTTTGATATCAGCTTGCCTACTCCTGTTATGGCAGGTGTTAGAACACCACAAAGACAGTTCTCAAGTTGCGTTCTTATTGAGACAGACGATAGCTTGGACAGCATTAACGCTACTACTAGTAGTATTGTCAAGTATGTTAGTCAAAAAGCTGGCATTGGCATCGGAGCAGGCAGCATCAGAGCATTGGGATCACCAATACGTCGAGGAGATGCCTATCATACCGGAGTCATCCCCTTTTACAAAATGTTTCAATCCGCTACAAGAAGCTGTAGTCAAGGCGGTGTGCGAAACGGAGCCGCTACACTGTATTATCCTATCTGGCATCTTGAAGTCGAAGATTTGCTCGTGCTTAAAAACAACAAAGGCACAGACGACAACAGAGTACGACACATGGACTACGGAGTTCAATTCTCTAAACTGTTCTATGAAAGATTGATCAGCAACGGAAACATCACACTGTTCTCGCCCAGCGATGTGCCTGGCTTGTATGAAGCATTCTTTGCAGATCAAGACAAGTTTCGTGAACTGTATGAAACAGCAGAACGCAACACAAGATTACGCAAAAAAGTAATCAGTGCCACAGAACTGTTTAGTCAGTTTATGGAAGAACGCAAAAACACAGGACGCATTTACTTGATGAATGTGGATCATGCAAACACACATGGTTCATTTAAGCCAGAACTGGCACCTGTGCGTCAAAGTAATCTATGCTGTGAAATTGATTTGCCAACCAAACCACTCAACGACTTCAACGATGAGAACGGAGAGATTGCACTGTGTACACTGAGTGCTATCAATTGGGGCAACATCAAACGTCCAGAAGATTTTGCAAAGCCTTGTGAACTAGCAGTAAGAGGTCTTGATGCACTGTTGACATATCAAGATTATCCAGTCAAAGCAGCATACAATGCTACAATGGGCAGACGTCCTCTTGGTGTTGGTATTATTAACTTGGCTTATTGGATGGCCAAAAACGGCATGACCTACAGCAATCCAGACTTGGCAATGATTGATGAGTTTGCTGAAAGCTGGAGTTATTATTTGATCAAAGCCAGTGCAGACCTAGCAGCAGAACAAGGTGCATGTTTGTGGAATGACCAAACCAAATACAGTGATGGACTAACACCTAACCAAACATACAAACAGGATGTTGATGAACTAGTGCCGCATCAAGAACGCATGCCATGGAATGAACTACGTGCGCAGTTGCGTGAAACTGGTATTCGCAACAGCACACTGATGGCACTGATGCCAGCAGAAACCAGTGCGCAGATCAGTAATGCCACAAACGGCATTGAACCTCCACGCAGTTTGGTAAGTGTAAAACAAAGCAAACACGGTGTTCTAAAACAAGTTGTACCTGGTATCCATCATCTTAAAAACAAGTATGAATTGCTGTGGGATCAACGTAGCCCAGAAGGCTATATGACTATTATGGCAATACTGCAAAAATACATCGATCAAGGCATTAGTGTAAACACCAGCTACAATCCTGTGTTTTACGAAGATGAAAAGATCAGCATGAGCGAGATGCTAAGACACTTGATGATTTTCTACAAGTACGGTGGTAAACAGTTGTACTATTTCAATACCTATGATGGACAGGGAGAAATAGATATTGACAAACTCACAGAACCAGCTAATATAGAAATCACAGACGAATATGAAATAGGCGAAGAAGAAGCCTGCGATAGTTGCACAATTTAAGGAAAACAAATGGCAGTACTAAACAAGAATCAACGGAACAAGCACCTCGAAAGTTTGATGTTTTTGGATCCCAATGGAGGTGTTGATATCCAGCGTTATGACACACTCAAGTACAAACAGTTTGACAAACTCACTGACAAACAGCTGGGCTTCTTTTGGCGACCAGAAGAAGTTGATGTGTTGCGTGATGCAGCAGACTTTAAAAATCTAACAGAACACGAAAAGCATATCTTTACAAGCAATCTAAAACGTCAGATTTTGTTGGACAGTGTGCAGGGCCGTGCACCTGCTGACAGTTTTAATCCATTGGTGAGTTTGCCAGAACTAGAAAATTGGGTCACCACATGGACATTCAACGAAACTATTCACAGCCGCAGTTATACACACATTATTAGAAACGTGTACAGCAATCCCAGTGTTATTTTTGACGAAATGATGGACATTCAAGAAATTGTGGATTGTGCTACAGATATCAGCAAGCACTATGATGACTTGATTGAAATGGGCATGTGGTATAATCTATTGGGTGAAGGCACACACACTGTGAACGGTAAAAAGATCACAGTTGATTTGTATGAACTCAAAAAGTTGATTTGGAAAGCCATGATGAGTGTGAACATCCTAGAAGGTGTTCGTTTTTATGTGAGCTTTGCATGTAGTTGGGCATTTGCTGAACTCAAAAAGATGGAAGGCAATGCAAAAATTATCAAACTTATTTGCCGTGATGAAAATGTACACTTGGGTAGCACACAAACACTGCTCAAACTCATGCCAAAAGATGATCCAGACTTTGCTAAAATTCAAAAAGAAACAGAAGCAGAAATGGTACAACTGTTTGTAGATGCAGTGGATCAAGAAAAAGCATGGGCAGAGTATTTGTTCAAAGATGGATCAATGATTGGTCTGAACACACAACTGCTCAATGAATATGTAGAATGGACTGCTAACAAGCGTATGACAGCGGTAGGACTGCCCAGCCCTTACAAAGGCGGCAGCAACCCACTGCCTTGGACACAAAAATGGATCGCTGGTGCTGAAGTACAAGTTGCTCCACAAGAAACAGAGATTAGCAGTTATGTAATTGGTGGTACCAAACAAGATGTTAATGGTAGCACTTTCCAAGGTATGAAACTATGATCACAGTATACAGTAAGCCACTGTGTCCCTACTGTGATATGGCAAAGCAATACCTAAACAAACACGGATTCGAATACGAAGAAATCAGAGTGGATACCAATCCAGAAGCACGTGAGTTTTTGATCAATGAAGGTCATAGAACCATGCCACAGATTTATTACAAAGGTAAACTGTTGGTTGCTGGCGGCGGGCAAGCACTTATGCGTATGAATCCAGATCATGTAAGAGAACTCATAGGAGAAGTCAATGTTGGTGATTTCAAACTTTAAAGTTGGTGATGTAATCACCGTAAAATTAAGCACAGGCGAAGAACTGGTTGCTAGATACAATGGCGCTAGTGCAGACGATCTAAAGATTGTCAAACCCACTGTGCTTACACTAAATCCTCAAAATGGACAAGCAATGCTTATTCCTTGGTTGATGAGTATTGACGCACACAGTAGTGATCCTGTTAGTGTCAAAGGTGCACAAGTTGTAGCAACTGCACACACTATCAAAGGACTTGCAGACAACTACATTCAGAACACCAGTGGTATTACACCTGCCAGCAGTCTTGAGGGCTTGCAACTCAAATAAATAGTTGTATGGCGAGATTTGTACATAGACAAGGTGATAGTAGAACTTGTGGTGCTACCACTGTCACACAGATATCTAATGTTAGAGTAAACAACAGAAACATCAGCACTGATGGTGACCCCAACACACATGGCGGAGGTGCTCTCAAAGCCAGTGAAACAGTTGGTCGAGTACGTGCTGGTGGTATTCCTGTTATACTCAACGGTGACGGTGCAGATGCAGATAAACTGTGTCCCCCATTGGGTGGCGCCCATTGTGCTCCTAGCGCAGCCAGTGCAAGTCCAAATGTTAGAGCAGGAAACGGTTCATGAGCTATACAGATTTCAAAGCAGGTTTACAAGATGTAAATGACTATCTTGATGCTAGACATCACATAAGCGGCACTGCCGCTGCAGGCGATGATGCACTAAGAGTTGTTGCCAGTGCGCAGTATAGCTTTACACTCAGAGAACTGTTGTGTGGTGTTCTCAGCGGCAATGGTTTGAAAATGCCAAACCTACAAATTTGTTTGCATGCCAACATCAATGCACTGTTGGGTATTCCAAATCTTCAAGCAGAATTATACGATGCACTCAATCAACTCAATGGTGCTCTTGAAGATTTTATGGATCACACCAAGTTTGATGAAGTATTGGGTAGATTGAATGGTGTCCTAGCAGAAGCACAACAGGTGGCAAATCTAATCAACTTCTGTGCGCAACCTGTGGATCCGATTGCTATCCCCAATATGTTGGAAAGAGCATTTGGTAGTTTCCTAGGCACAGGCAAAGCCATTGTAGATGACATTGGCAGTATATTCCCAGATCAAGTCTGTGCTTGTTTGGGCACAGGCGGCTTCAATGCCAATGTGTTCAACGGCGGTGTGCTTGGACGTATT